TGGTGCAACTATTATTACGTCTGGTTCTGGCAATTCTTTTTTAATTTTTTTCTCCAATTCTAATTCTACATCCGTTTGAATTAATTTCCTAACTACTGCTACTTTTAGTATTGGAGATGCAGTATCTACCACAGTTTCTGATTCTAATTTTTGTAATACATTACCAACTTCATCAAATGATGCATCTATTTTTGTATCAAATGTAGCTTTATTAGTAATGTCTTGTTTAGGTAAGTTATAATTAACAGATGATACTAAAAGTTTTTTGCATATTTCAATTATCTCTTTTCTAGATAATGCTATTTTTTGTGCAGCTCCATTTGGTTTACCATAATTAATATCATTAAAATCAGATATTTTTCCAGTAAATTCATATATTGCCGATTCTAAAAATTTTGTATGAATTAAAGTTAAAAAGTTTTCAAAGCTTTTTATTTTAAATTCTCCAATCATTTTATTCACCCAAGCTTCACTATATTTTTGTTTCATAAAAGTACCAATAACAGTTGGTGTTATTTTTTCTATAAAATTAAATGCCGAATTTATTGTATCATCTCTAAATTCTTGTCCGCTTAAAAATAATCCAAATCGTTCTTCCAATTCTTTATTTATACCAGTTTTACTTTTTATTGGGAACAATCTTACTTCTGTTCTTGATGGGGATATTTCAGAAATCCATAATTTATCATCATCATTTTCACTACCTACTCTTTTATTAAGTAGTGTAATTTGTGTTTTAAATATACCATTGTTATATCCCGCTTCTCGTAATAATCTTTCAACATCAATAAAATATTCGTTTGGTAATTTATATTTTTGAAATATAGTACCTTCTGCTATCATAAAATAATCTGATATACTTTGGTTTGTCAATGGAATATATCTAACTAATTTACCATCTCTTTGTGGTAATTGATTATCGTTTACATCATAAACAACAAATTCAATAGCATCAGAATTACTTAATCCAAAAAAAGATTGAAAATTACCTTGCTCAAATATTTTTCTATCATTTGAGTTTATTCGATATCCTTTATTATCTAGTATTTCTTTAAATGTTTTTATTGCCATTATATTATATTATTTATCCGTGATGGTATAATCTCATTTTAAATTCTTTGTTTTCCGTCTTACCTTCGGATGTTACTGATACGGTCATAGTATAATCATATACTGTTGCTTTTGAACGAGAAAATAAACTACTTCCATGTGAACCTGGTATCGTTCCTAAAAATGTAGATGGTTTACTCATATCAAATTTCTTTGTATCGCCTCCTTTAACTTTTACAGGAAGCGTGAATCCAAAATCAAAAGGAGATTTTGTCATTTTACCGCCACTAAATTTAACATCAACTTCAATTTCTTTACCACCTGCCAATGCAGATGATGCAATTACTTCAAATGAACTTCTAAATGTATTTGGGAATGGCCCTCCACTCTTTGCAAATTTACCAGCACTTGCAGTTGAACCATATCCTCCACCATAATCCATAGCTATCATTATACCTTCAACAGGAGACTTTGTTGGGTCACCACCACCATCAAATAATATACTTGCCAATTGACCCGTTGAAACCGCTCCAGCTGCTAATGCCTGTTCTTTTGCAGATACAGCCTCTCTCAATGCACTTAACTCCTGCTCCAATGATTGATTTCTAGCAAATAAAGAAACTCTTTGAATTGCTTCTAATGTTCCTTTTTGCATTGAATTTTGTAATTCAGTAATTGTACTACTAACTTTAGATGTTAATTGTCCGGCTTGATTTTGAGAAGATGCTACATTTAAATCTTTTAAATCCAATTGTACTTTTAAACTTTCAGATACAATTTCAACATCTTGAACTTTTGCTCTTAGTGTAAAAACTTCAGTAGTTAATTCTTCCACCTGTGCGGTTAAGTCAATTACCGATTGTGTTACCTGATTATATATTGGTCTTGGTATTCTATCATCTACTGGCGGTGGTGCCACAGGTAATAATTCAAATATTACCGTATCAATTGATTTTACTAATTCGGATTGATTATATTTTGGTTTTACTAATCTAGCAGATATAACACCATCTGAATTACTTGTTTGCTCAAATGCGTGAATACCAAAATCATTTTTAGTTTTAATAGCAGACGAACCACTAACTAAAAGTTCACTTATCAATGCTTCATTTTGCAATCCAGTTTTCTGAGCCATCTTAATTTTTTACAATACTAAATGTTATATCTTCATCAAAATATTGAACGTTTCCATTCATATCAATTTTAAATTCTATTTTATAAGTTCTACCAGCCTCCCAATTAGAAAGATTTAAATTTATATAATTACCAGTTTCATCACAACTAATTTTAGAGTAATCAGAAAACGGAATAATAATATCATCCGATGCAACATCTTTAATTTGATAATATGATGATGTTGGTAAATAATGAGATGTACTATATGAAAACTGATTTGTGAAAGTTTTAATAGGATATAATTCTCTAGCAAATATTCTTATCTTTGGATTAGTTCCAAGCTTAACTTCTGCTTTTAAATTAGTAACTCCTACTTTTATATCTTCCGAAGTTAAAGCAATTAAAGAACCAGTTACATATGATTGGTCATCCCAACCTATTCTAATCTTTGGTTGGTATATTGTATTTGTTTCTTTACTAAATACTTTTATAGAGCCATAGTCTTGTGTATCAACTTCTTTAGCAATTGCATGTCTTAATATAATACCATCATTTGGAATAGAACCACTCATCCAACTTCTTAATAAAGATTTAACATCCATATTAATATCAGCTGTTTCATAATTAAATCCTTGCGATGCTTCATATGCAGTCCACCAAGTTCCACCAACTCCATTGTTTACACTAGCCGTTGTACCTGCGTTAAAATTATTTTGAAGCCAATCTAATTTAGAATCTCCCTCTCTATAATTCCAAGTTACACCAGTTGTTGATATATTATCAAAACGAGTACCCTTACCCATCTCCCAAGCACCAGAAACCGCATTAGCATAAATTGTATATTCTAATGGAACTTCTTCACTCTTTGTTTCTTTCAAAACAAGAGTTGCTTCGTTCATTTTTAATGTAGTATTTGATAAAGATGCAGATAAGTATCCTACTTCAAATTTTAATAAAGCATGAGCTATATCTTTTATGTTACCATAATATAGTTTGCTTATTTCTAATATCTCATCCAAACCAGTATTTTGATTTGGTTGTTGGAGATATACCGTTGCATCTTTTGATGCTGTTATAAAATAGTATGCCATTATCTTACTCTACCTTTAATATCTGCATCAGGAAACTTAATTTCAAAAACGGATGGGTCTAAAGATGGATAAACTATCTTATCTTTAGTAGCCGCATTTATATTATATGAATTTGGTGAATATTCTCCACCGCATTTATTTGTTATTTTCATTGAAGGTACTGATTGTACACCTTCTATATTTGCTAATAGTAATTCAACTTCATTTAAATTTATTGTCTGATTAAATTGCCAATTATTAACATCAAAATATTGTTTTAATTCTATTATTGCTTTTGTAAGTGTTTCATTTTTATTATAATTTGGATAAACTATAATTTCAAATTCCAACCCTATATTAATAACAAACCCATCATTTATATTAATACCATCAGTAAGCATTCTATATTCATTGAAGTATGTTTTAAGATTTTCTTTTACTGCTCTATTCAAATTTGTAATATGTCCGTTTACATCATAACCTAACAAATACAAGTTAATTGCAAATGGATTATTTTTTTCATTTTCATTTGATGTTTTACCAATTAAAAATTTAGTAATTTCACTTTGAACACTAGATAACGTTGGTTCTTCCGAGTCTGGCTTATTAACAAAACTCATAACTAAATCCGTAAATTCTTGCAAATGATTTGGAGATGCTAATATTGATGATGGTGAATTGTTATCTAATGTACCATCTGCAACCGCAAATGCTTTTGCAACAGAACCAAATTTAGTTGGCATTGATAAAGCTCTTATCTGATAATCTTTTGCAGTTACTGCTCTGTTTTGTGCTCCAAAATTTGCTAATGCATTTTGTCTAATTTCTTCAATAGTTTCTGGGCCTCTACCACCTACCGCTGGAACTTCATTATCAACTGCTAATGAATTTTTTGCTGAATTATATATAACTCTCTCAGCTGCGTTAAATAATGCTGTATTTTCTTCGAACTCTACTGAATTTATTTTAGTGAGTTCACCAGTCGGTACATTTGAATTAACTCCCCCACCCGTATAATAACTTACAGTTATTGTTGTGTTTGCTGGTGATGTTCCGTATGTTTTTGTTTTTAAGAAATTAGTTGGGTCAAATGATTCCTCTAATCTACTAATTGAATTCGGCAATCCTAATCCAACATTTTTAAGATTTGGAATTAATTGCTCATCAGATGCGGTTGGGTCACCAGCTCCAAATTGAATAGTTGTTGTACTATCTTCATTTATTTTAACAGTAAATCTTTTTGGAGTTTTTATTGTTTTTAAAATGTATGGAACTGTTGATTTAAATTGGTATAAATCCGGGTCATTTGATTCTACATTTGGATAATCTAAAAATATCATTTCCTGTGCTAGATATGGTACTTCATAGTATTTGTTTCCATTACTATCTCTTACATCATATATTTGAATAACATTTGTTTCATCTAAATTTATAATTTGAAATGATTCATAGTTACCAAAATCAATTTCTTTTAATTGTCTTTCTGCTGATATTACTTGAACATATTTTTTTATTAAATAGAATGTAGCTTCTCCAGTGTTTATATCTCTTTCATATATTACAATTTCTCTATCCGTTTCATTTGAAAAATCAACAACGTCAGTTGTTATAAATTGAACATTATTTTTAGATGAAGCTACAGTCATACCTTCCTTAATACGAAGATAAAATCTAGCATCAGGTTCGTTATTTACACCAGTTCCAATTGATGGTACTAATTGATAAACAGATAATGTTGATATCGCAGGAGATGTTACTTTTGGTTTATATCCTAAAAATTGAGATAATGCTATCACACTTTGAATATCTTCAGCGTATGGCATTAACGATTCTTTTAAAGTATCATCTGTGTAATATGATAAAACATCTCCAATATAAGATGCCATTTCTATAAACATCATACCAGGAGATGACTCATTAAAATCAGAATACGTTTTTGGAAAATAAGTTTTACTAAATTCAATTAGATTCTCTCTAAAGCTTGCAAAATCTTTATTAAGGTATTTTATATCCTTTCCCTTATTCTTAAAGTTTTTATTTATTGTGTTTATAGCCATTTTTTATACTTGTGCATTAAATGTTACAGTTTCCAAATTTGCAGTATCACCTACTCTAAAAGAAATAGAAACTTCTACGCTATTTGAATTTTTTAATTCGTTTGATTGGTTTATATCAATATTCTCAACAGTTATATATGGTAACCACAAAGCCATAGTATCAATTATTGTATTTTCCATTTTATCAGCAAATTCCTCATCATTTATTTCAAATAAAAGTTCTTGCAATCCACTTCCAAATTCAGGTTGCATTATCCTTTCATATTTTTTAGTAAGTAATAAATTCTTTATATTAGACCTAGCTTGGTCTATTGTTTTAAAACTTTGATTAAATGCTGTATTACCTATTTGAATTGGCAAAGTGATACCAATAGCGTATTCTTCATACTCTTTTGTATCAATCATCATTTTTTTACCAAGTACAATAGCCATTATTTCTTTTTAAATCTTTTTACAAGTTCTGAATAATCTCTATTTAGCGCTTTATCTATTTCAGCTACTCCAGTGTTTACACCCAATCCAGTTGGTTGAGGTCCTTTAGCCATTTCACCATACCCCATTTTCTCAGCTAATGCAGTTTTACCTACAATTGAACCCATATCACCTTGTCCAAAGTTCATTGTTCTAAACCCACTATCTCCTTGCGGAATACCACCTCTTGTTTCATTAAGAATTTGGTTAATCATTGGATTTTTACTGTATTGCTTTGTTGGTGCTGTTTGTTTAGTTTGCACTACTTCTTCAATTTGTTCATCATCTAACATAGCCTTAGCCATTGATAATCCAGTATTTTTAGGTTTTACAGCAGTTTGTTTACCTTCTGCTATAAGTTTTTTCATTTCAGCCTTCACTGTTTCCTTAATTAATGCTGGAAGTTGTTCTTTTAATTCCTCTTTAATAAGGATTTGTATGGCCTTTAATAGTTTATCAGTATCCATATTATCTCATTTGTTATGTTTATAAATATTTGAATTGATTATTTTAAGAATTAAGTCCAAAGAGTTGGGTCTTTTTGTAATTCTGTCCAATATTTTGTGAATTTTCGTATTCTATCATCCAATCCGTTATATCCACCATTTATTTTTTTGGTAACTACTTTAATACTTGTTGTGGTATCATCCACACATCTTTTACCTAATTTATTGCTTTTCCAAAACATACATGCTGTATCTGCATAATA